TGATACATTGGCATTTGCAGAAGAAACGCCAGATGTTGTATTTGATAGTGTAGTTGCTGCAGCAGAACCACTTCCATCACCATCAACATAAACTCTAGTTGATATTGTTAAGTTACCTGTATTGCCGCCACCAGACGCTGTAGTTGCAGATGATAGTGTAATTACTCCTGTTGCATTTGCCGTTGCAGTAATATATGAACCAGACGGAATGCCTGTTCCAGAGACAGACATATTTGCAAGATTTGCAACAGTTGAAATCTGAAACACACTTAAAACTCTAGCAGTATTTGCAAACTGAAATGTTGTTTGGCCTGAAGTATAAGAGGCAACTACAATATTTGATGCCTCTCTGTAATTTGTTCCATTTGCAGTAACAATAATTCTTGTCAATTCACCATCAACAACGCCAGTATCATTTACATTATAATCTAATTGTGCTGTGGATGTAGGAGTTGGAATCCAACTGGTAGTTAAAAACTTATTTGATGGCTTAACATTGTACATGTATTTCCACAAATAACCATCAGCAGTGGCAATATTGCCATTTGAAGTTGTATAGTCGCCCGATGGTTCTATTGTCGAATTGGCCGAGGAGTTATTAGACATGCATTTGTATACATTTCTTCCTGTCGTAATAACATACATGGGACTTAATCCCTGTGTGGTGTTTGATGATAACAAAGTGTTTATATCAATTGTATCATCATAATTTCTATATTTTGAATTCGCAGACCAAGTGACTTTTGGAATAACAAGTTCTACATCATTTGCCGTTACTTTTTTGGCGGCATATATGTTATTCCAAACATCTTTTTCTGTGCTAATCGTGTCCACAAGAGAATCTGGAGAAGACTCATTTGCATACGGAACATTATTACCAATAAAAATATAAAGAACTGGATCAGTAGTTCCTGAATTATAGACCGAATTACGCCAAATCTTTGCGTTATTGTAACTTAGTTTTTTCTTTGTAATTGATGGCATAGTGCTTATTTATATCAATATAAAGGCCGTTTGTGCATTTGCAGATGTTGTAAATGCTGAAGAAACTGCAATATTTGTATTACTTATGATACTAGAAACAGTTCTAATTATGTTATTCACAGAAACATTCGATCCAATAGTCAAAGTACCTCTTGAGTTAGACACATTAAATTTAGTGTTTACACCAGTTATATAAATTGAACCGTTTGAAACATTTACTGTTCCGGCAATCGTGTTAGCAGAAGTTGTTGATACAGTAATTGTATTTGCATTAAAAGAGGCATTCTCATTTAAGTCAGCGTAGTTTATAAATCCAGCTGGATGCAATAGTTGTTTTAATACTTTTTTGTATTTTGTGAATTCTACGGCTGAAGAAGTTATGTATGAATAATCAACATAGTAATCTTGGCCTTGTAGTTTTCTCTCTGAGGTTGACAAAATAGAATCAGATGTTGTCCATCTTCCAGGCAAAGAAATATAAACATCTTCAATTACAGCAGATGCAGTTGCCGTACCACTACCAGAACCTGTCAAGTCTACTTGTGGAATATATTGATATCCTGTACCACCACTTACAACTTTAATTGATATGATTTGTCCTGGTTGTGTATTTCCAATAAATGGTGTAAGTGATTCACCATCGGCCATTAATGCAGAAATTTGTACATTCGCATTTACTCCAGCAGTTGATGATACAGTTATTGTTGGAAAATTATTTTGTGTATAACCTTGGCCACCAATTAAGTAGTCTCCATACTTACCAACTTTCTTACCAGTTGAAGTAGCTGTCCAATTCACATTTACATTTGCATAGGTAGTATTTGAAATTGCATTAATATATCTTGATTCATTATTGATTGTGATTCTATCACCAACTCTAATTTGTGTACCAAATTGTGTTCCTGTACCTACGATGAACGGACTGTTGTTAGTTACATTTGCCGTACCAGAAACTCTAGATGGTTGAATTTCAATTTGAGTAATTGTTCCATTTGCGTTGACTGCTTTAACTGCTGCAGCTGCACCTCTTCCATTTGTTCCCACAGGATTAGAACCAAATGTAATCTCATCACCAACTTGATATCCTGTTCCACCATTGTTGATTTTAATTCTACCTACTGACTTGAAATTTTTAATGGCAAAAGAATTACTATTTGCCGTAAACAATGGCGAGTTAGCATCTAGCGTTGGAGAAATTGCAGTCGATGTATTTGAGTATAGAACAATGACATTTGATATTGGGCCTAAACTTGTGAACGTGTAATAACTCAATGCATCAGCAATAACTGTTGAAACATTTTCACCAGCAGTAATTACTGTTGCGGGAAATCCATAATCAGCAGCAGAAATTAATGTATTTGCATATGTTGAAATGGCATCATTAGATACAGTATAGGTATTCGCTGATGAATTTGCAAGAGCACCTGCTGTATCCACACCATCAACGGCAAGGTCAAGTGCAAACGGAGAAATACCAGAAACTGTAATATCACCATTAAGTTCAAATCCTGCACCGCCATAATTTACAACGATGCCATCAATATATCCTTCAACAATATCATCAACTTGAGCAGAAGCATCTGTTACTGCTCCACCACCAGTTACAATGACAACATCTCCTACATTATAACTTGACCCACCATTGATGACATTAATTCTATTGACGATTGAAAATGTATCAGCTCTTAAAGTTATTAAGGCATCATTATCATCAATAATTGTAGCTTGAATTTCTTCACCGCCAGAAAATGTTCCTACTAATGTTTTATCACTAATAAACAATTCAAATGGAAAACCAAGATTCAATCGGTCAGTAATAATTCTCTTTACAGATTTTTCAACAATTGCGGTTGCACCAGAAGTAACACCTGTAACTTGCCTATTTTTAAGCAAAGCAATATCAAAATTTGTATATATTACCTTAACTTCTGAATTTGCAGCCGGTGCAGTATTAAAAACTAATTTTTTAGATTCTTTACGAATATAATAATCTGTGGTGATTGTTTTTAAGACTCCACTTACATAAACTTCTATTTCATCAGTATTAACTTGTTGTGCTAAAGAAAAACTTGTGTTACCTGTTGCGGTATAAACACTTCTTACATCGGTATCAATTCTAAGAATATTATCAACTGTCCATTTACCATCAGAGGCTCTGAGAACATTATTTTTTGGATAGATTAATTCTAGTTCTTCAGAAAATAACATTCTGAATAAAAGCTTAAAAGACCCTTCTGATCCTTTAGAAAGATATATGGGTAAAACATTCTTAATTAAAAATGCTTTATCTACAGTTACATCTTTAGGTAAATATGTAGCAAACGAATTGAAAAATTGTTGTTCAAAATCTTCTATTGAATCATCAACATCTGAAAGGTTTCTTAAATCTTTTGATACTGAGATTAAATCATTTATTTGAGTGCCTTGTTTTGTTTCAAGGTATTCATAATAAGCTTCCAAAAATGTAATGAACAGAGGATATTCGTCCCGAACAAATTCGGGAACCTGACGATTAATCAGTAAAGAAACTTTGTTATCAGACATTAAATTGCAGAGAGTTCGGTGGTTATAGAAGTTGTATCAGTATCATCAATAGATATGATTGTGTTCTTTGCTGTTTTTACAATACCTTTTCCTGATTCAATAGTCAATCTAATTAATCCATCTGTAGGAACAACAGATAATATTCTCACATCATTTATGGTAATTGTTCCCGTAACATAATTGATTGTTCCAATTTGTTCATTGATTGTTTGTTTTTCTGCATTGTCATCATAATAAATTGTTCTCAGATAACCAAACTTACCATCTAACACAGCAGACCCAGCCGCACCATATCCATTACCACCAGTAATTGTAACGATGGCTCTGGTGTAGTTAATTCCTCGATTTGTTAATGCAATACTTTGTATTTTTCCGTTTACAATTACTGCTGTTGCAACAGCACCAGTACCGTCACCGGTAATTGTTATTGTTGGTGTTTCTGTATATCCAGTTCCTGCGTTTGTAACTTGTATCTCAGAAATGCCGGTAAATGATTCAGGTACTTCTTCAAACAAAACAGTTTTTATTGCACCAGTAGAATCATAAATTCTAAACTCAGAAGAAGTTAATTTATTTGTTGTTGTTCCACGATTTAACGGTGCATTAAAATTAATCGTATATGTTGTTGATGCACCCAAAGTAGGTTCAAATCTTTTCTGTAAATATAATTTTGTTTCAGAACCACTAATAGCATTTAAATCAACACCATCAACACTATCTTGTAATTTTGAAAGAACAAAAGTTGCTCCAAATTTATTTAAGTTTGTATTTCTATACAAAAGTATAGCATTTCTTATTGAAGATTTGAGTGCTTCAACTGTTTGAGTAGTTTTATTTGTATTGTACTCAACATAATTTTCAATTAATAGGTATAGGTATTCAGGATCCCGAATTATCGTATCAACAGAAACAATTGATTTTGGTTTAATAATTTCATCAATAATTCTTTGTTTTTCTGTTTCTGAAATATAATAGTTTTCTTTTGGCTTCAGAGACACTAAAACTTTTCCATATACTGGTGGATCCTCTTCTTCACCACCCCATACCGAAATAGAATCGATTGATGGGTAATTTCTTTTTAAATATGATTCATAATCTTTTGTTGTAATCAAACGATTTTGTGTGGTAAACTGTGCAGCTGCACCAAATTTAATATCATCAACAGATTCTCTTTCTGCACCACCAGATGCCGATGAAACAGGAGTAATTGTAAAATTGGTTAATGATTCATTTAGTGAATCTGATAATGTAGATGTTGCAACAAAATTATTTGCTTTATTTGCTTCTTCTCCATTTGTCAGTAAATAAGTTACAGAAACAATACCGCCATCAGGAATACTTTTTCCAACTACGCCATTTCCAAAATAAATTTGATATTTTTGTCCTTTATTTTCTTGCAAATAATAAACTTCAGATGTAGAGTCAACATCTAAAATATCTGTAACTAAATTATAAATTGTAATCGATGTATTTCCGCTTGATGGAGACACACCAACTTTAATTGTTGTCGTATCAATATTATCATTAGGTAAAGTAAATGTTTGTTTTGGATTTGTAGTTTGATTATGTGTAAAACTATAAGTTATTAGTTGACCTTCGTAAATATCAAGATTTTCAAAATAAAAAGAACTATTAGCTTTTGTTACTGTTGTGTCCTCCAAAACAACAAAATTATAAGATTTACCATCAATTTTATTTGAAAGAAAAGAATATCCTGAAGAAATTGTTAAAGTAGATGAAGTTGATGTTGTCGAGTTAACTAAAAAATTAATTGATGCAATTGGTGCTCGCATTGAATAGGGAACATAACTCAAAGACTTAGCATGAGATACAACAGAATCTCGCAACAATGCTGTATCCATAAATGATTCATTCGCAACCATGTTGAGATAGTAAGCATTATAATGTGTATTATATGCTAAAACATCAAGTAGTACGGACAAACCGGACCCTTCAAAATCATAATCTGTGAATGAAGATTGTTGATTTAAAAATGTTTTTAGATTTGATTTGATTGTATCAAAATCAAGTTCTGTTACTCTTAAGCGGTCTGCCATATTATCTAATTCTTTCTAAAAAGAAGTTTATTGTAATTGGTGATGTTTGATTAATTACAAAAAATTCTAGTCTTAAATTATATCTATTGTTGTCTGGATCCGGTATTGCAGTAATACTTGATACACTAACTCTTGGCTCAAAATTTTCTATAGTTTCGGTAACTGCTCGTTCTATTTGTGCAGCAATGATGGAATCTATATTTTCAAATAAAAGTCGGCGAATATTACTTCCAACTTGTGGTCTAAAAGGCTTCTCATAGTGATTGGTCAGAATCAAATTTTTGACTGAATTGATTACCGCATACTCTGATTTGTATGTGCTAATATCTTTGCGAATTGGATGAATTGAAAAATTCAAATCCAAATCTACAAAATTTCTTGTGGAATCTATATTTACTGTTGCCATTTTCTATTTATCTCATCCACCGATAACAACTGTTGCAGAACCTGTCTCAATTATGTTAGTTCCTGCACTATTAGTATCAAAGTGGCCGCCAGTTCCTGCATCTCCCGTATCAGCAGTATCACCTATACGAGCTGCGCCATTTGTACCATCATTCAAATCTATTAGTGGTGCATTAAGTTTCATATTTCCAGTGGAACGAATATTGCAAGTTCCATCTACATTCATATCAAAGTTACCTTGAACATATAATTCTGCATCACCTTGAATTGTGACTTGACATTTACCCATAATGTAAACTTTGTCATCACCCATTACAATCTGATAATTGTCTTTAGTAACTTTCTCTACCTTATCACCATTTGGAAACCATTCTTGGAAAGAACCATTTCTATGTGCCAAATGAATTCTTTCTGCTTCTGGAGTATCATCAAATTCTAATAGATGACCAGATTCAGTCTCAACAACATTATTATATGGATAAACTGTATTATAAAGTGTTTCTGGTTCATCCCATGAATCACTTACAGTTTCAACTCCAGTTACAAGATTATCTTTTCGTTCTTGTATAAAAGTTTCTGTTATTGATTCAGGATCATTTCTTGCAATACGAGAAGTTGTCGGTTCATCTAAAAATTTGGGATAACTATCAGCTTGACTTTTTTCTGTGATTACTATACCAGAACCATCAGTATTATATTCTTTACTATCTGGTGTTTTCGGTGCAGAAGCTAATTCAGTTGCAGTTCTTGGATCACAAAATGCTTCTTGTGAATTGGCCGCTTTTAAAGGAATACCAGGAAACACACCAAACATAATTGGCTCTTGTGCATTGTCTCCATCTGCAAAAAATCCCATAACCATATCACCCTCTTTTGGTGTATATGTGTGTGCATTATTCAATGGCATAATAGGAGTTGCCCAAGGAAGATTTTCAGTTGGCAAATCCATTTTATTTTCTGAGTGCCAACCAACGCATCTAACTTTACACCTACCTAATTTGATTGGGTCTTGTCTGTCCTCAACAACACCAACCCACCAAATAAATCCTGCTTTGCCAGCAAAATCATTTGAATCAGTTTTTCTTTGCATATCAATATTCCATTATCTCTTGGACTTCATCAACAGAACTTTCTAAAATTTTACCAACAGTTGTGGATGAAGTTGCAATTTCAATAATTGTTTCATGTTTTTCATATCCAATAATATGGCGAGAAGCAATTATCATATATTTTCCATTCAAACTCTTATCATCAGGAATTTCATTTTTTTCTTTTTCTCCAAAAATTGGAACTTGAAAATTAACATTAAATCCAGAACTTAAATCAAAATTACCAGGCATAACAACCTTTATTCTTTTTGACATTAGATTATTAATAATTGCTTTTCTTTGAAATAAAAAATCTTCTTGATTTTCTTCTTTTGATAAAGATGTTGGATCATTTTTCTTTATATACTCACTAAATTGTCTAGCTGTACTAAAAATGGATAGTGATACTCTGGAATTATATGTTTTTTGGTTTTGAGTACCGTCTCTATTTTTAATGTCTGTTACATTTGGTGTATCATTTCCATGGTCCATAGTAGAATAATGGTCGCCATAAGTTATTTTTTTAGAACTTATTGTTTTTGTAATTGGATCAAATCCAATAAAAGTT